ACAGAGTTAGTGAGAATTTTTTTAACTCTTAATCCACTATCGTTAAAGTTATAAGTGCCGTCTAAGCCCTTAGCAATATTAAACGTGTCATCAACTTCATCAAAAAAGAATGAAGCAGGTGTTAATGTTCCTCTATCAATTTGCAATCCAGCAAATCTTAAAGAAACACCGTCACCTGTTTCACCATAGTTTAATTCAATTACATTATCATTAACATTTAAGTTTTCAGCTTCGACAGTTAATGTATCACCTTCAACAATTAAGTTTCCTGTGATACGTACTTCACCAATACCGACTCCAGTATCAAATAATACCTTTGATCCTTCTCCGGTTTTGATTGTGTAATCACCGTTGGTTTGTACTAACTGTGCCATTCTTTATACCTTATACGTCTGTTAACACTAATACGTTTGTAGTTGAGTCATCACTTACTGACCACTTGTAACGGTTGCTGCTAAAATCAGTAGCAATCTTGTTTGACATTTTCATAACGTTAATTGCTTGTCCGTTATAGTATCCGATGATAACCATCTCGCCAACAAGTACAGCTGACGAATCAGTAACTTTGTTTACAAGTTTACAAATAGCTTGTTCACCTTCGTCGACTGATTGTACTAAAAATCTACGTGAAGATTTTTGTTTTACAATGAAAATATCTGCTCCACCGTCAGTAGCATTAACGATCTTGCCGCCTACCCATGCTGCTTCAACTGGAATTTTTGGTGTGGCGTCTACGCCTAATGCACCGAAGTGTTTTTTATTAATTGGTCTTCCCATTTTGTTTCTCCTTAAAATGACGTTCTAGGTCTACGCGGATGGTATTCCGCATAAGTCCGCCGTTGTCAGCGGCACACTTTTGACATATGTATTTATCAACTTGATAAGATAAAAAAATAAAGTCATAAAAAAAGGGCGACCTAAGCCGCCCTTTAAAGTTACTAATTGTGTAACTAAGTCTTAAGCAAATCTTAAGTTAGCTGATGTAACACCAACTTTACCTAAGTAGTCAGCTGCGTTACCAAGAGATGATGCTGTGTTTGTTAATTCAACATAGCCATATCTTGTCATGAAGCTAACGACTGGCTCAAACGTATCTGGATCCAGTACAACACCGCTTGACATCAATGGGATGTATGGGCAGTAGAACGCTGCTGCGTCAGACTCTGAAGAGCCTTTGTAACCGATCAACACATCGTCGTCAGTTGCATAACCGTTAACGTATACACGCATTGCACCGTTTAAAGTACCTACAAACTTAGTGTTTGTTGGAGCTTCAAAAGTACCTTCAGTTGTTCTTGCAAACGCTGAAGTTGTAGCAGACTGTAACAAAGTTAGTACTGTTGGTGAAACAACAGCCCAGTTACCTGCGCCTCTACGTGTACGCTGTGCAATCAAGTTTGATACTCTGTTAATTTGAACAGCTAAAGCAGCATGTTCGTCACCAACAAAAGTAGCAGTACCTGAAACAGCACCTTGGTCATAAGTTAATGCAGCTGAGCCAGCAAGTGTCTTCAATGAAGTGATCACTTCTTGGTCGATTTCTGCAGTAATTTCTTGAGCCAATGCAGCCATAATCTCTGCTTCGATGTCAATGCCCTGTTGAGCTTGTGCATCTTGAGCAGCTTCAAATGTCCAACGAGCACTCAACTTACGAGTTTTCGCTTCGACAGTTTGTTTCAAGATTTGGATGCTTAGTTTATTTCCTGGTACACCTTCTAAAGCTGCTGTACTAGCTGCTTTATCAGAAGTTGCGCCGGAATAACCTTCAGCAATCTTGAATGGCGATAGTGCCTCATCACCAGCTGTTGTATCCGTACCACTTGCAGAGTTGAACGCATCTGCGTAACGTACTCTTAAAGTGTGGATTTGACCAACTGGTCCAGTCATTGGTTGTACTCCAACTAATTCATTTGCGATGACAGTTGGCATTACACGTCTGATCACTGGAAGGATCACACGATTTAGTGTTGCAACGTTGCCGGCAGATGTAGCTCCTGCAGTAGCAGACTCATTCAAATACGTGCGGGTATTCTCCAGAGTTGCTGCCATAACAGAACGCTTGTTACCTTGAAGCCCTTCGAGAAGAGCGTCTTTGGTTTCTGACCAGCGACTTTCTAGTAGTTGTGACATTGTTTTTTCTCCTTAAACTTTTAAGCCCGCAAGCCTGCGGATGTCAAATATCTCAGCAGTTTTTTCTCCACTGCTAATTTGATTGCCTGTACTTCTGTTGCCTGTTATTTCTTTGCCTTCTGTCAACGCTGCTTTTTTGGGAGCACCACCTTCCATTACGGAAGATATGTACTTGTCAAATGCAGTGTGCAATTTAGTAGTCTGTACAGATTCTAATAACTCACCCATTACCTCACGCTTCTCTGCTGAAAGAGGTCCTAGCAATTCTGCCATTACTTCTGTTCTAGCTGCGCTATTTTTGATACGAGCAATTTCTGCATCACGACTTTCTACTAACTTTTTAGATTCTGCAACAATTACTGCTGCTTCTTTTACTTCAGCATCTTTCTGTTTTACAACTTTAAGAAGTTTTGAAGTTTCAGATTTTTCATTTAAGTGGCTAGTAGCATATTCACTTGCGAACGATTCAAAAAGTCTGCGACCGAAGTCGTTTTCTCTCGCTGCTTGAATATCTTCTTTCAATTGAACCATTTCAGATTTAATACCTTTCGATACTGTTTCTTCAATGACCTTCGATGCTTTATTGATAAAGCCTTTCCTAGCTGCTTCAAATTTAACTTTGCTATCTCTAACAAGTTTAACTTTTGTTTCTGCTAAGTCTTTCTTATCAGCATGGAATTCTGCAATTTCTTTTGAAAGTGCATCAACGATAAAAGATTCAAGTTTACCAACGTTACCTGCAACTGCTTTACGATCTTCACGAAGTTCTGCTAACTCATTCTTAAGATTCTTAAGAACAAATGCTTCCATAGCTTTTGAATCTTTTACGATTTTTTCAGCATATTTGGCTTTAGCTTCGATAAGTCCTTGACGGTCTTCAGCAAATTCTGATAGCTCAGCTTGTATTCTGTCTGCTAACATATTTTCAACTGCTTCAACCATTGCGGTCTTATCATGTTCGTACTTCTGTGCATATTCTTCACGCAATTGTGTAGTAACATTGTTACGGTTTTCTTGAACTGTTGTTTCCCAAGCGGTTTCAATTTCCGACTTGACTTCTTCGGAAATCACATTAGTTTCGAATAGTTGTTTTACAAACTCTAGCATAGTGATTCTCCTACGTTTTGTTTAAACTTGAAATAAACTTTTTCAAGCTCTCTGCTATATACTTCTGTGCCTGTGGGTCGCCTTTAACTTCTTGTGCCACTTGAAATGCCTTGTAGCCACCTGTATTATTCATTAGGTGTTCGTAAACTGGTGTTGGGTATGCTCCCGGAGCAGATGGTTGAGCTACAACATCAACAGTAATAATTTCAAATCCTTGAACATTACCGTCTCCGTCAACTTCGCCTGACCCTCTACTTGAAACTCCCAACTTAACTCCGCTTTCCAACATCGATGTTACAATTTGTCCCATCGGCGTTGGCAGCATTTTAAGTTTTCCGTAGCCATTTGGACCATCCATCCACATTTTAGTAATCATGTGACTGACCCTGTCCAAATTGATGCGTAAATCTTGTGGGTGATCAACTTCCCCTAGCACTGAATACCCCCCAGAAATCTGTTCGTTGAGCGTCTTAACAGCCCTGTCAATTTCCTTCGAAGAATAAACACGTTGGTTAGCATTACGAATGTCACCTTGAATACAGATACCACTCAGATGTAATGTTTTACCCTCGGTCTCATCACGCTCAAGTACGATTTTAGCCTGATCGAAGCTCAGATGTTCTGCTAGTGTAGTTTTCATCACTTTTTAGTATTTCCTTTTACTATCGTTTGCTACGGAAAATCGATTGCTTGTTATCAGCTGATTCTTTGCTACCTGCTTTTTCAGCGCCATGTCCTTTAGTGCTGTCCATTTTAGTTGCTGTTTTTGAACCAGGCTTGTTAACATTACCTGCATTTTCTTCTTTAGGTGTAATATCTGCTAATCCACCGTCATTTTTACCTGACTCTGTGCCGCCTTTTGCGATGTTAGCAGTTGTTCCACCCATATCGTTTTTCATGTTGTCAACAATTGATTTTTTGTTGTCTGCTGTTTCTGCACTGCCTTTTGATTCAGCACCGTGTCCACCAGCTACTTTTTCAACATACTCACGAAATGTGTCTAGTTCGTCAACTTCAGAAGCTTCTGGTGCAAATGCTTCTTCTTCTGCACCCATATCCATTTCTGGCTCACCTTCTTCGTCTCCGTCTACACCTTTGATTTCGTCAAACTTTGCTTGAAGTTCGTCAACGATTGAATCTAGATCTTGGAAAAGCTCTTCTGGCTCTTTCTCACCTTCTTCATCAGCGTCAATGTCAGATTCTAAATCGTCTGTTTCATCTCCACCAATTGTTGGCATGTCTGTCATATCGTCTTCTGCTTCAATAGCAATGTCTTCAAATTCTTCATCTAATTCTTTATCATCAGATGCTTCTTCATCAGATGCTTCTTCAACAGCGTCATCATCGTCGTTATCGGATGCTTCGTCTACTGCTTCATCATCATCAGTTTTTGATGCTTCATCTACTTCCTCATCGTCAGTCATTTCTTCTTCGATTAGGTTTTCGTAGATTTCACGTGATTTAGTTACCACGTACTCGTGAAATAATTCTTCTGCTTTTTCTTGGTTATCGTTAACCAAGTTTTCGAGCATTTGCTCTAATGTACTCTTATCTGCCATTTCATATTCTCCTTTAAATTGATACTTTCGGTAAGGCTGTTTGTTATATATTTACATAATTGTTATAAAACCAGGGTTAAATGGTAGTATTTTGATTCATTTTGTGAGGATATATAATTCCTTCAAAAGTGTTGCCAAAATCTGTTACACTAATATGTTTAAGATTAGTGTATTGCGGTCCCAGCTTATCTGGAATAAATGCGCCATCATCAATGATTCTATAAAATGTTGTGTGTGTAAATTCCTTAATAACTTTCTCTGTTTGGCTTAGCCAGTTGCCAAAGAACGTTGCAGAGTCTGTAGTTTTCTTGTAATTAAACGTATCTGCATATACATTATTAAATTTTCCTTTAACACCTTGGTAGTCAAACCCTGCAATATAAATCTTCTTATGGCCGTTTGATGCTGCAAACCATAATGCAGTAGGTCCACTACTCCATCCCTTGTGCGGACTAAAAAAATTAACACCGTGGTTAGTTTTTATTCCTTTATTAGGATTAGTCCATACTGTGCCTTTGTTATGATAGCCTGCTTCGATCATTTCGTTAACCATTTTAACATCTACTGCTACAATGTAATGTGGATCAAATTCTCTATATTGTGCGTTACAACCGTATACAGTTCCAACGTTTACTAATTTTTCACATTGAATTGATCGGCGGCTTAACCCGTTTCCTAATACAAATGCTATATCTTTACTGTGGGATTTATTCTTCTTGCTCAAGTTTCGCACCATACATTTGTCTAATGAAGTCAAGTTCAGATTCGTGTTCTGCAACATGTGCTTCGGATTGTAATCTTAATTGATTAATCTGACGTAACGTAAGGCGTGCTTTGCGTGTATCATCTCGTTTGAGTACACTGCTATCTTTCTTATTGTCGTAACGGCGGTCGACTGCAAAGTCGTTCACATCGTCATTAAAATATAAAAATTCGTTTAAAAGCATAATTGTATTTATTAAACTGCAGGTGTTTCTGCTGTTTCTCCGCCAGTTACATCATCTGCTGGGGGAGCTTCTATTTCTGCTTCTGCTCCTTCTGCGCCTGCATCCGCGGCCATCCCGCTAGGCGTAACACCAACTGATCTCATTTCAGCACCAGGATCTTCAGGACCTGAAAGATTACCTGCATTCTCTTCTCTCCACATTCTTTCATTCTCGACAATTTCTTCTTGAGATAATCCTAAGTAACGCTTCATTGCAAATCGTTTACTTAGATGTGGTATTTGTTGTAGCGCACCAAACAAGTTTGCTCTTGTAGTATCAAGTTCTGCTTGTCTGTAAGCTGCAAAGTTTTGTGGGGGTTGGAAGTTAATATTAAACAACGATGGATCAATGTTGTAACCATTTTGATCTAACCAGAATTTAAATTCTTTATCAAATGCTTCTCCCATGATGTTTTGTAGTCTTTCGCAATATCTATTAAATCTTAATTCTTGGATATATGCTGTTCCTACTTTACCATCTGAAACTGTGTTTGCTTGATCATCAATTGACGTTGGCAAATAACTTGCTGGAATTCTTAATGCTCTAAATAGTTTGTTAGTAAAGAATTTTAAGTCTGTAATTTCACCTAGGTTTGTACCACCTGGTAATGTTTCAACTTTAGAACCTCTGCCTTCAGCAGTTTGTGGAAAGAAGTAATCCTCGTTAGTACTTAATGGATTATAACTTGCATCAATAACACTTGTGCCACCACCTGTACTACTTGGAATACGTCTTTGCTGAATTTCATTTTTAACTTTTTCAACAAAGCTCATTGCCATGTGTGCAGGCATGTTACCTACATCAACATAAAAGATTCTTCTTTCAGGCGCACGTTGAATTCTATAAATGATGATAGCATCTTCAAGTAGTTCTTTTTGCTTGTATACTTTAAACACACTTTCAAGCAATGAATTACCAAAAGGATAATTGTTGTCTAAGCCTTCGCTTAATGAAATATGTACCATGTGACTTGCATCAACTGTAATTTCATTTTGTTGATTATGAAATCTTGTTCCTGGAGGTTGTGCTGCATCACCAACCATGCCTCTTCCAAATCCGCCACCGCTTGTATATGAACTAGTTCCGCTAGGTGCAGTGTTCATTGTTCCATGTGGAGTAGTTGCAACTAGGTCTTTAAAGTTAAAGTTGATATCTTTAATTACATACTGCTCAGGTAGTTTACCTTGTGATTCGTTAACAATAATTTTTGAGACTTTGGCTTGATCGACATAAAGTAATTTTTTAGTTTCGGGATCTCTAAGGAAAAAACAATCTCCATACTTAAATGTATTTCTTACAATACGAAACATTCTTGTTTCAAACTGCTGTTGTTTAGTCCATTTTTGCATTGCTTCTTTAAGCAACTTAGTTTCAGTACCCGACGGTGCGCCTCTAAAGTTAAAATTGAAAGGAGTTAAATTTCCTTTATCTTTACCTGTACAAAATTCTGCTAGAATATCTAATGCTGCATTAACTTCTGAATCCATATCCATTGTATCATATTGCATATACTTTTCAATACGGTTTGGACTGCCTGCATATACATCAGGCAAATAGGAACTGTAGTTTGATCTTGCTGGACCTGGGCGGCCACCGCCACTAATTGGACTGTAACTTCCAGTTGAGTTTTCAGTTGCTACGGGTGTAAAGTATTTTTTCCAGCTCATGTTTATCCTTTATGAATATGCATTCTGCTCTTCAATAGCAGCTAATATTCTGTTCTGTGTTTTCAAAGTTTCCGATTGTAACGCAACCATTCTATTCATATCAGTATTTAACTGATTTACCTTTGAACTTCCTAAATCTTGGTTACTTATAGATTTATTAACCTCTGCTCGTTTAACATTTTCATCAGCAAGTACATCAAGTGCATTGGTTCCGTCAGCTGGATGAACATTTGTAGCAGATCCTTTAATTTTAGCACTACTTACAGAAGCTTGTGCTACTTTGGGTGTAACGTTAGTTAAGAATGATTTGTTGTTCGTTGCAAAGTCTTTCAAAGCAGCTATGCCGTCTAAACTTTGGCTTTGTTTCTTTAAGTCAACTTCTTTCTCTAGCGTTTTGGTTGTCATTCCGAGTATATCGGTTTGGGCAGTAAAGCTGCCTACTGTTTTGTCTACTATGGCATATAGTTTTCTCTGAGCTTCTGCTTCTTTTTCATCAAGTGCTGCGTCACGTGCTGCTCGTTCTAGATCTCTGGCTTTGTCAGATTCGAGCTTCTCAGCTGCATATGCTTCTCTGTTGTTTGCAAATCTCACAGCTATAGCTTGTTCTTTTTGTTCGTACGTTGCCTGAGCTTGATCAATTATTAGCTGTTGCCGCTGATGATCCGCAGCCTCTTCCGCAGCGTCACCGAAAGGGTTCAGTTTATCCATGATCTTCTTAACCCCTAATGAGAATTCCATCATAGAAATTTGTACTGCTGAGAATTTCAATTTCACTAAATCAACAACATCGCCCATGGATGCAAAACCGTTGATCAACGGAACCATATAGTCATACATTGCTGTAAACACATCAGACACCTTGCCACCTAGATAAACAATTGGAGACATAATTATTTCAAACGCATCTCCTAGATAAACAAGTCCTGTCTTTACGTAATCCATTGCTTTAGTAAACGTGCCACTAAAGAAGTTAGATACACTTTCAATAGCAGGTTGTAAATTATCTTGGAAGAAATCTCCAACGTTGCTGGCAATCCTGCCAACAAAATCAAATGCCGGTTCTAGTGTGTCTGTAACTGCATCTGATACTTTATTAAACGCTCTTACTACATTTACTCCAACTATAGTTGCTAACGGTTCTAATGCTTCGTATACTCCTTTTATTATCACAGTCATCCATTTGAAAGGTGTAAGTACTAGCTCAACAGCATCAGCTAATAGTCCAAGTCCGTATCCTACTACCTTAATCACAGGTGAAAGCACTGCTGAAAGAAAATCAACTATTGGCATTAGTATTGCGTTTAACACCCTAAGTGCTGGTGCAAGTATATTTCTATTAATATCTGCTATAAGTTCAAATGCATTCATCATAGATTGCATAATACCGCTTGATGCTAATAAGTTTGTAAATTCAATTGAAATTTCGTTTACACGTCTGCCCAATGCTTCCATACCAGATGTTGCACCGTCATTAACTTTAATTTGTTTTTCTTGTTCTTTTGCAGCATTTTTAATTGCATCTACTTGTAAGTTACTTGCATTAACAATGCCCATATAAGTTGGAGCCATGTCTGCATTAAAACGTCCTTGATCCCTGTATTGTTCTTTTCTTATCTTACCTTCTGTAGACATTAGATTGTTTAATTCATTTCTTTGAGCTTCTGATATTGTTCCACCAGCTTCAGTAATTCTTGCAAACTCTTGCATCATTGAAGCACTTTGAGGCATCATTGCTGTAAATTCTCTTGATGCATCAGTGGTTGCAGTACCAGTTGAAATAATATCTTTGGCAACGCTTTCTAGTCCTGCAGGCATTCCGCTAATTGTAGCCCTTAGTGCATCTGCTGCTGGCCCAGTCATACTTGCTACTTTAGCTTGGAACTGTGCATCTTTGAGTAGTGCATCTTGTTCTGCTTCAAGTACTGACCTTTCCTTGCCTGTTGCTTTTGCTAACAGATCGATCTCTTTCATATATTTTGCTGACTCAGCTGCAATCTGTTTGGTTGTTTTGCC